TACTTCAGCAGGAGCGACATGTACCTCGGGTGCCGCGACGTGCACTTCTGGCGCGGCGACAGAAACGTTCGTTATGTCAGGTTCGCCCTTTTCGACGGTAATGTTGTGAGTCGCCGTAGCGTCAACGTTATGGACATGCGTACTTGTCGCATCCACATGTACCACAGGAGCCTCGGCACCCGCAACTTCAATATGATGCTCAGGATAACTACGTGCATCAATATCGAAATGAGGCCGCATTTCCGGAAGGTTCACAGTGATGTCAGGTTGCTTCTTACTGAAGTTAGCAACATCAGCAACCAAGCCAAGACGTTCCGTAAGTGCCCGAAGGTCTTGAGAGATTCTGGAGACTACGATGTCCGCGGCTTTGGCAGCAATGTCGGTAGCGTCGGGTACGGGGGGTGCGGCGGGAACGAGGGCAACTGACTTTGCTGCGGGTGCCGAGAGCGGTGCAGCAATCGCTTGTGCTAGATCATCTAGATTACCAGAAGCACCGATGTCGTTCAGGTATGCTGCGCGTTCCTGGCTTTGATGCGCGAACTGATATGTACGATATTGCTTACCGACTCGGGCTTTGCAGAATCGATAGAATGCTGCGAGTTCTGCTGATGCATCTGTTTCAGGAGTTCCAGAACTTTTGGCGCTAGTAGCGTTGCCAACGCGTCCATGTCGATCAGATTGAGTGCCGCGTCCCTGATTTCCTGAATGTTCTGGAGTGCTGTCGCTGTGTCCATTGTCAGGGTAACTTGATTGTCCATCGGTACTCTTTTCAGCCGCAGGTACGGGATCCTTAAGATCCTCTTTGGGCTTCACTTGCTTCATGCGCGGGACTACTGAATCTGGCGTCGGATTTACAGAACGCGCGGTACTGCGGGGCTTGGGAGTCTTAGGGGCACCTGTGGTGCTGGATGGACTGCGGGACTGAGATGGTCCGTCGTCCGTAGAGTCGTTGGGGTCGTTAAGTTCTGGGTGCGCTGAACGGTCTGGAATCTCGCCAGTGTTCTGTGCTACGACTGCTTGCTGTAGCGCAAGTTGTCCGGCAATGTAGACAACCTCATTGCCGACCGTCACGGCCAATTCGTCGGCTTCGGGTCCGTCTATGACGGGCAGGCCCAACTTGTTCCGAATCTCGTTGCGCGTCATAATGCCCGCGCCAACGTATAGCGTGTCGGTCTGTGCAGCCTCTACATTGTCGGCGGAATCGACTTCGTTGGTGGCTTGAATGGTGATTTCGGGACCGACGCCAAGAAAGCGTCGTGCGAGATCATTGATGCAATCGGTGATAAAGTTAATGATCGCGGCAGAAGAGTAGGCTTCGCTCTGCGTTTGCTCACCCTCAAGGTTCTTCTGTGACGACAGTGGCAACTTTGCCTGGATGCCCAACTGCGTCATGGGAACGCCAAAGCGACTTCCCAACTGACCTATGATGAAACTATCGTAGTCTCCGCGATAGACCTCTTCAATGCCCTTCATCTGCTCTGGAGTCAGCCCCGCTGGAAGCAGGAATGCCATTTGTCGACGGGTGATCTGTCCTGCCAGGCGGTCATTCATTACGTTCTCGTAATAGGCTGCCTGTTCTGGGGTCCAGTTAAACTTATCGTCAGCCTTGAGCAGCAACTTAGGGGTTGCGCCGTTTGTATATTCGGCGTTAAGCCACTTCTGTCGAGCTAGGTACATCTGAATCAACGGCAGCGACTCTTCGACAGGACTGAACCCATAGACAGAATGGGGGGTGGGTCGCATCAGGTAGTACGCGAGTTGATCATGCAGGTACTGACCCTTAACGCCAGGTCTATTAGGATCTTCTGCTTGCGTCTCGTTTCGCGGGAAACCGTAGAGGACTTGTTGATAAGCTGGAGCTGGCGGTCTTGGAATAAAGCCCTGATTATCCCTCAGCACCTTGATGGTTTGAGGGTCGATGTTAGATAGTGATTCTAGTTTGCCACCGAGCGTGTACTGAGGGTAAACTACCCACGCGTCGAACGCCATGAGGTTAAAGATGGCCTCAGAGAGCCACTGTCTAAACGTGAATCCCATGCGGCGATCTGGGCACTCGAAAAATCGTTGGACCATGTATAGCTCATCGCCGTACTTCTCGCGAGCGATCTCAGAGGCGCGTGCACTATTAGGCGCACCACTCTCTGACATGATCTGTTGCAGGATTTGCTTACTGAATCCGAAGTGCCAATCGTAGCCGTTTAATTCGTCCTGCTTAATGAAAATACATTTCGCAACAAGATCGCAGTTGCGGGCAGCATAGGTCAGTACGCTCCACGGCACTGGTCTATCGACCAATTGCACGTTCCATGCTGGCTCGTACTGCCCGCGGCGCAGTTGAGAACGTCCACTAGCATCTAAGGGATCTAGACTATCGGGCCAGAGGGGCGCCGCTGGACCAAACAAGGAATCGAACACGCCAGGAGGTCGTGGTAGCGGGTTGGCCCCGAAATTTCCACCCGTTTGGTTGAAAGGACTGGATGGATTGGGAACTGGGTATGTAGCTCCGCTGACTGTCGTAGCAGCAGGTGCCCCCTGCAACGCAGGCGAGAGAGCCTTTTCCACACCCGCATCGATTGCGGCCTGAAGCTGGGCGGTCTTGCGTTCACGCCGTTTTGTGAATAGGGGAATATTAGCCACCGATTCCCCTCCTAGGGGTGATTAAACACACGCAAGCAATAGCCAACGTTTAAATTCCTTGATCGCCTTATTGGCAGCGCCAATTTTGGCTCTAGTTTCCGCGGAAACCTCATGCCCCGTATTGGTGGCTCTGATCTTCTCTCTAGTTTCTGCGGTTACGACGCGGCCCTTATGAGATGCACTCAGTTTGTCTTTAGTCTCTTGGGACGCCGTGGTGCCCCGATGCTGTGCAGCAATCTTTTCGCGTTCCTCGGGGTTATCCCACCGCTTCTTAGCCGACTCCCGCATCTTGGCCCGAGTTTCCTCAGAAACCGGAGGACGATTTTGCTGGCCGTTACTGATCGCCCGCTTGTGCTCCTCGGTCAACTTGCGGCCCAACGTCCGCTTGTGCCCCTTGGCGGATTCGGACATTTTGGCCCGAGTCTCGGGAGTGTGCTTACGGCCCTTCTGCGACTCAGATATCTTGCGTCGCGTTTCCTCGCTATGCTTGTAGCCAAGCAGACTGCCCGCGACCTTGCTGCCATTCATGGCTGGCTGTCGTTCATCTAGCCATTCCTGCTCAATTGGAATGAGCCGATCCTTAGCCTGGAGATTGGTCCAGCCTGGCGGGATGGGCAGGTGCTCGATAATTTCGAACTCAAAGGCATCTAGGCCGTACTTATCAAACACGCGCTGCATGTACTTGGAGTGATGACGCCCCATTCTCAATTGGGACTTGTGTAACTCCCAGCGTCTATACAGATTCATAGCGCTGCCGATATACTCATCGCCATTGCGAAGATAAATGATTCGATAAATGCCACCCGTTTTGGGCAGCATGGCTACCTTCTTCATATGTCCTCCCCTACAGAGGTTATTAAACTTCGGCCAGCGCGGACGCGTTGTAGGGCCGCGTCGGCACCAGCCGAAACCTTAGTTATTAAAAAATGACCAGCCCTGTTGTGGCAGAATGTTTTCCAACATTCGCTGCACCGACAGTGTGTGCGGATCTGGCGCACGCTGCGGACCGTAACCTGATGTCAGACTCCACACCTCTGCGGTTGGTTCAATGACTTCAGGTGCGTCTGTGTCCACGGGTCTGTCGGCACCGCATTTGCTGCACTTCGGAGTGTTCTTTGGCGCAGGAGTACCGCAGGCAGCACACGGAGGGTGCTCCATTTCTAACATCTCCTTGCCATGAACCCCAGGCAGTCCAACTAATCCCAGTTCCGTCAAACCATGCACCAACGCGTCAACCCTGTCGGGACTCTTCTGACCGCGCTGATCAGGGACCCAGGTGCACCATTGGTCCTCAAGTTCCTCAAAATACCCGACGTGACTAACTTTGCCTTGTTCATAAAGTGCAGCAATCGGTTCGGCGCGTAATTTCTTACCGAGTTTAGCAGATACGCCTTTATAGGCAATGTTTGGATGGACCGACCTGACGATATTCTCAACCATGTCGCCGCCTTGATTCTTCTCGGCAACGACGCGATCGGCCTTCCATTTATCATAAGCCCGTGCGACAATACGTGCCCAGCCGTCTGGAGATTCCTTGCAGGACAGGTCTGCTAGGACGTACCCGCGCCCATCTTGTCCTTTGGCACAGACGACAATGCCGGTCTCGTCGGCTTCCTCGCCAGTCGTAGTCGCAGGGTCTACTGCTACCACAATGCGCGTCAGGTGCAACTGAGCGATTTCTTCGGGACGTAGCCTGGGTTCGTCAATCATGTCCTGAGTGACAAGAGCCCCATCAACGTCGGTAAGGAGTTCGCCGTAGAGTTCCTGACGGCCACGGCGCGTACCTTCGTACCGTGCCTTCATTTCCTCAAGGAACTTAGGAGCTAGGTTCTCTGCGTTGTCGAAGGTACTACCGCGAGTAATGACAACCGAACCTTGCTCATGATCCTCTTCGACAAGATTGCGAAGAAGCGTAACTGGCTTCGGTGTCGTCGTTACCACAACGCGCGGATTGACTCGCATGTCTCGGAGTGTCGGGAGAAGTCCAAGGTGCCAAGTGTCTGGATAGCGCCATGAACTTAATTCGTCTGCCCAGCATCCTGCGAGGTTGTAGCCTCTGAGGCGGTCTGGCTTATCCGCGGACACTAAATGAATCACAGAATTATTGCTAAGGTGAATGTCACCTAATGTCCGGTTGTACTTGACGACTAGGCCCTTAGGGGCAATATTGAGTACACCGACATTCAGGTCTTCAGCGCACTTACGGGAGTCAAATCCCGTAGGTGCTACGACAGCCCATTCAGTATGGGATGTGGCGGCAGCCTCGCGAAGTAGCCATTCCGCAGCGCATCTGGACTTGCCGAATCCACGGCCTGACAGGAGCAACCAAATGAACCAGTCGCTATCGGGAGGTCGCTGATTGGCTCGACAATGCTTCCATTCCCAACCGCTATGAGGCTTCCCATCGCAATACAGATTGTCGCAGTACCAACTAGACTTCTCTTCTAGGGGGGCGTAGGAATCCGCCAGTAGCGCAGTGACCGCATTGACATCAGGCGCTATGGGCAATGGAACGTCCTAGAGGAATTTAAAGTCATTTGGGGTACTAGGGGACTAGATAAATGATTGAACGGCTGTACGGCGCGTACAGAGGGTCTCAGGGGTATTGTAGGAGTACGGCTGGGGCGACCCTATATAGGGTTCTACACATCTAAAAATATTTTCGCGCTGACCAGGCGCGGTATCCATACGTTTTTCTTGGTGCCGCGAAATCTTCGAATCCCGCCGGCCACCTCAGCTCCCACGGGCCGGAGATTCCCTACGCTTTGGGGTCCCTGGGCTCGTGACTCTCAACACTTCCCCTAAGACTCTTGACACTTACGGCACGGCATGTCATAGATATACCCATGACACGCACCAGCACTGACGAATACCGAGACGGCAGGCTCTGGGCAGGCTTCGACTACGACCGGCAAGCCTGGGTGTCCGATGGTGTCTACGTACGCTGTGGCCACCCTGACACCATGAGCTGCGGATGCTACGGCAGGGACCACGAAGGCGAGGCGACATCATGACCCTACGGGCCCGCATTGCCATCGCAACAGTTGCAACCGTCATCATGACGGCACTGGCACTATCACCAGACCACCCGGCACCATCGTCCCATTACTACGGACAGTGGAACAGTGCGGATCACTGCGTATGGATCGACATACACCCTAGCCATACGTGGATCTGTGACGAGCAGGACCAAGTGCCTAACGTGCTAGGTGTGTACCGATGACGCTGTCAGTCCGGTTGTCCCTGGTAGCTCTAAGCCTGTTGGCCATGTGGCTACCTGCGGACCCTAAGCGCCCGCGGTAATATTGACACTTTCGGCCACGAAAAGTCTTGACAATTACGCCAGACAGGCAGACAATCTAGGTATGACGAAAGGATCGGACACCATGACCGAGGCACCAGTCGTATTCAGCATGGACCTAGCGAACGCTCCGACCTCTGAGCGATTCTGTTACGAAGCGGCCGCGGTCCTCGGCCAGACCATCGGCGCCGACGATGCCGCGATTCTCTCCGACCGTTTCGGTGAATTCGTTGACGAGGTTGTCACCGAATGGACCGACGCTCTGGAGTCCGCAGGCTACGCGGTCCGTTGGGATGCCGGCGACGTAGTCGTTTGGGATCTCCGCGAATTCTCCGACGACGACCGCGAAGCATTCTTTGACGAGATGTTCGCCTAGGACTCTTGACAATTCCGCCATCGTGGTAACGTAGTTTCCAACAGGAACGAAGGAGCAGAAATGAACGAGACAACCGCTCGCAAATGGGTGAATGTGGACGCTGGTCCTATTCAGCTCAAGAGGGTGCAAAAGGCTCTCAGCGCCGTTAATTGGGAGGGTAAGACGTTCACTCGGCTGTCTGGTGTCGTTGGGGAGCCTGAAGGCAGGTTCGACCGTACGACCATGACGGAGCCGTTCGGAACGGCGCGTCCTGAGACTGCCGAAGTGCTCGCGGACGTTGGCGAGCGTTTTGACTACACGATCACCAAGAAAAACGTTAACGAGGTGATAGCGGCTCTTGAGGGTGCCCGCGTTCACTTGGCTGCCAATCGGCCCGAGCGTGACGAGAGAATCACCAAGGAAGAGAAAGCCGAGCGCGTTGCTAGGGTCGACGCTATGCACGTTGCTCAATCTGCCGGCGCTGCCATTCAAGAGGAATTGCGCAAGCAGGTCATCGCAGCGATGCCCGATGGCGCAAAGGCTCTGATCGTCGCCCAGTGCAAGGAAGACGACAGCGACCCGATGACGGATTACTTTAGCAACAAAACTCAGCGATGCGTCGCTATCGGTTGGCGATTCTCAGCACGCGAAGACTTCAAGAGGCTGCACGCTGTCGCCGGTACCTTTGTCGAAACAGAGCACTTGGTCAGTCAAGAGGCTTTGACTGCCTGGGTCGCTGACAAGAATGCCAGCGGTTATGGTCGCTACGTTGCCGAGAATGCCGGCGAGCACCGCGACAATTACAGCATGGGCGCAGGCAACTACCTCAGCGATCATGGCTGGGACGGTAGCGGCTCTGGTTGGGTCGTGAAGTCTTACAATCTCGGCGGGTACCGCGATGGCGACCGCGTCGACGTTACTGCGGCCTGGTGGCCATCCTTGACAGAGCTGCACTTGCCAGACAAGGCCAGCGCCGACAGCACCACGACAGACGCGGTGACTGGCGAGACTGGCGTTATCGTCCGTCCGTCAAGCACTGGCCGCGCCGGCTTTGTCGAATTGGTCTTTCCTAGCAAGCCGTCCGAAGATGTCCGTCAGGGTCTCAAGTCTCACGGATTCCGCTGGGCACGTAGTAACGCATGCTGGTACGGTCGCGACACTGCCTACGCTAACAAGGTCGCTGGCATTGCCGATGGTGCGTCATGACCACCGTACCCACATACCGCATGGACCCCACAACCCTCGCGGCCATCCGTACCGCCGTATCCCAGTGGCAACGCGAGGAGCAACTAGGACAACAGGTCGAAGAGGCTTTTAGGGGGATGAGGAGCCAACAGTCATGAGGAACCTTCAGGAAGCCACAGACTTTTTCTACCGTCATGCCAGATGGTCTTACGGTGCCGGCGAGACTGAGGAGCAAGGTCGGACGCGTTGCGCTCGCGAACTTGCCGGCGCAGAGCACTGGGCGCAGTCTGTAGGACTCACGTACCTTTGGGAGTCTGACTGGACTGTCGGCAGTCACGTTTCCGAATATGACTGCTACGACGAGGAGCCTGGCAGTTGCGAAACGTGCGTAGCGTACCTTAACGGTGCGGTCGTTACGGCGCTCGGCTGCATTGACGACGCTGACGACAATGACCGCAGAGTCATCGAAGCGGAGCTAGCGTCAGAGGCTAAAGACGAAATGGTGATGTCATGACTCTCAGTCACGACGATTACCTAGCGTCCGTCTGGAACAACGAATCACCGACACCATACGACGCGGAGGAGACAACGCAAACGAGGATGCCGACGCGGTACGAAGTGTCGGAGATAGTGCGAGACGCTTTGGTTAATGAGGAACTTGGACTCTGGTCGAACTTGGTCCGAGCTATCTGGCTAGGGTCTTGACAGTTTCCCCAGGAGGGTATTTAATCAAGACATGACAAACACTCAGACGTGCTCGGAATGCCAGGGGACCGCCATTCGCTACGACAACGAGTGGCACATGGTGGAGCGGAACGCAGCAGGACTTATCACAGTAGCCGCGTTCATCGAAAATGGTCAGATCACCGACACCCCGACAACTGCGGCCGTGTTCGTTTGCGCAGAGTGCTGGGCGACAGAAAAACTGGACTGAAAGGAACTACAGGCCATGACATTTGACGAATTCAAGGCAGCTGTTGAAGCAGTGAATCCCGAGCTCGGCGCATCACTCGATGTCAAGGTGGAGCGAGGCGGCAGTTGGTATTCCGTAGACATCGCGGAGGTCGGTCCCGACAGTTTCTCCGCGTTCCTCATTCGCATCAGTGCCTAGCACCTGTAAACACTTCGCGGCCGCATGTGCCGGCAGGAAGCCATGTTCCGACTGTCCTGCAAAGACTGAGATAGCGAGGAGACGTAGGGAAATGACAAGCGCGACAGTTACGAAGATGTCGAGTAAGTGGCCGCGGCGTAAGGAACAAGATGCAGCGCAGGTCGCGAGGGTTGCAGCGCGTGCCGAAAGGATCAAGAAGGACGTTACGGAACTGCGGAAGCAGCTGGTGCAGCAGGCGCGAACGAACGTTCATAATGGGCGAGACGGAGAGTCCGTTAGTGCGGACGCGGCGCCGGTTGAATCGGACATCGTGTCCGCAAGTCAAAACCCAAGGCCAAAAGACCTGTCCGAAGTGGTCGGCCAAGAAACGCTAAAGCTCCAAATTCAAACCGTTTTGCTGGGTGCTCAGTTACGCGGCGACAGAATCCCCAATGTGTTACTCCAGGGAGCTTCGGGTTGTGGAAAGACCAGCATCGCTCGGGTTATCAGTGAGACCGTGGGTTACGATCTAATCACCACGTCTGGCCCCATGCTCCGTCGCCCGCAAGACTTGACTGGGTTGGTTCTGAAAATCACAGAACCCACAATCCTCTTTGTAGACGAAATCCATTCCGCTAACCGCACATGTCTGGAAGGCATTTACAGCATCCTAGAGGATGGCCGGATTGACCTTCTGGGCGCATCTGGTGACTCAGCCGTCGCTCACACCCACATGGCGTCGCATATCACGGTTGTGGCGGCAACCACACAAGCAGGCGCGCTGGCGGAACCCCTGCGCAACAGGTTCCAAACGACCTTTACGCTGGCGGACTATTCCGAGGACGAACTAGCACAAATCGTTGCCCGTCTTTGGGATCGCAAAGAAATCCCTTACGCCGAGGGAGAGCCTGAAGAAGTAGCGAAGCGTTGCAAATCGACCCCGCGACGCTGCGTGCATCTGGCCACTCGCGTACTTGATCTGCTAGCCATCGACGGATCTCCCGCCGTTCATCCTGGCACCGTTGCTCACGCCATGAACATATTTGGCATAAGACAAACGGGCCTAGACGATATGGACCTGAAATATCTTCACGCCCTAACAGACACCTTTAACGGTCGGGCTGGGCTAGAGGCGCTTGGTTCGTTTCTCAATACCGACGCACGGAGTCTGTCGGAGCAAGTCGAGCCATATCTTGCTAGGCAGGGTGTTATTATCCGAACACGCGGCGGGAGGCTTGCCACTCAGAAGGCTTGGGAGATCATCAAAGAGGAGTCCCTAGGATGATGCTTCCAGTAAGGCCGCCCTGCGCCCTGGGCGTTCTCGAATGCGTTCCGCGATTTTTGTTCCCTGCGCCGTATCCAAGGATTCAGCCAGGGTCACAATACACAGCCAATCTTCGTCTACGAATGGGACCGACAAACGTCTGTTGGCGGTCCGTTGCGCCTGTGTGGCCCAGCGGCAATTTTCAGGCTCATAGTTGCCTTCCGGATCTATGCGGTCTAGGGATGTCCCTTGCGGACGCTCCCCCATGTCCTCTAGAAACTGCTTAAAGTCATGCCAGTGCTCACACACAGCAATACCCACCGCACCATAACTGCGGTATGCCCGATTGGACGGCTGGTAACACCGCGCCGTCATCGAACTCCAACTATTGTAACTGCTCCCCGCTGTCGTGCGCTTGGGTCGTTGCTTTTCCCATTCCCGCATAACCTCTTTTTTGTGTTCGGCCGCATGGACCGTACAGCGCTCTGCATTGGGTCCACGATCAGCAATATCACACCCGCAGTCCAAACACTGCCTCACGATCAGATTGGGCGTGCCGTGAGTCTTCCAGCGCTTATGGTGCTTCATACACCACCCAAAGGCCAGCACCGGTTCGTCACAATCGACTTCTTTGCAGGTGCTATGGTTTGTCCGATTTTCGTCGTAGCATTCGCGGGAACAAAAGATGGCTTCCCGAGTAGAGGGGTCAAATCGCTTGCCACACTGAAGGCAGTCTTTGTCTGGGATGGGTGGCGTACCCCACTTATTGCGTTTGTTGTCTCCACGCCCGTCAGGCGACCCGGTGTGCCACCAGTTGTCATAGTGCCTTTGACACCACTGGCGCATCTTAACGTGGACAGGTCGTCCGCATCCGTCTTCTTTACAAATCCCTACTTCTTGTATAGTATCGCTCATGTCAGCACCTCCAGGGGTGTTGGCCGAGCCGGGAGACGTTCATGCGTCGTCCCGGCTTTAACGTTGGAAAGGAATACACAATGACCAGTCAAGTAGTGATTCTCTTCGGGGCCGTATTCGCGGCCAGTTGTGTGGAGTCTGTTGAGGCAGCGGTTATCACCATGGCCGCAGCATCGGAGAAAGGATGGCGTCCCGCCCTTTGGGGTGCGGGTAGCGCCATCGCTCTCATGGCGCTGTTCGTTG